CCCTAATGTTGTAAATAACTTGAGCCTTTGAACGTAGAACTTCGGGAAGTGACTCAGAAGGTGTGCCTCGAAACAAATTAAATGCGTCTGACATTGTCATAGCAGTGATAACTTGATAGTATTCCAAATCAGAAGCAAAAACCGTATAATCTATGGTTGAACCTTCCCCAAGATTGTAAGTGACTGAACGATTTCGGGATGAATTCGAAGGGTCGCAATAATTCACTGTGTATTGTGAACTTGTTGAATTAAGTGCAACTCCTTTAACCCCTCTCATATTATTTTCAAGGTCTTCGGGTATGTAATTGTAGTTTTTATCTTGACTCACCTCAGGATTTACAAACGTTAGTAAAGTACCAGATTCTAATGGTTGTTCAAACGATAATGCCAGTACATTATCAAAGTGATGTTGTGTGTTGGCACTTATTTCGAAGGTAACCTTAATACGATTTACCCCGTCAAAATATTTTTTTCTTGTATTGAAAAGATTTATCCTCTCTCCAAAGGGAAGATATCTCGAATAGGAATAAAAATCTCTCGCTCTATCGTCTCTACCCTCAGTTATTGCAGCCTCGGAGCTTTCCATTGTTTTGTAGAAAAAAACATTTTCTTCATCTTCTTGAGTTCCACCTATTGATTGTGCGAATGTTGATGCCACAATGTCGTAATCATCTGGATGGAAATTTTGAATGAGAACACTGTTTTTTATACCGTCGTTATAGTAGTATGGTAAAGAATATTTGGTTAATATTGTAAAAGAGTTTGCGGTATTTTGCCCCTCTATGTCCTGATTACTACATTCACAACCTTCACAGTCGGGATATCTTAATACAGGTAATGAAAGTTTTTTGATTCTTTGTCCGTTAAACGCCCTATAAATAAGATTCAGGGCGACTGAGAAACCTATAAATTTAGCAGAATCCCTTAGGTGTCTGAGTGCAGTTTGAAGGGTTTGTCTTGCAACACCTTTCATACCTTTTTTTCTTACATCATAGGTGGCAGCACCTACTGGGTCAGCGGTCGGATTTGGTCTTTGAAAGGCGGCTATTTGTATTTGTTGTTGTATCCAAGAAGCAAAAAGTCTGGCAGCAAAAAATAAATCTCTCGCAGACATGAAAAGGAAAAATGCATTTAATAATGCTCTCAATGCTATCAACACGTTCAAGAAAAAAACCAAAAAATGTATAGCAATAATGAAAGGTATGCTAATGATTTGTATTACTTGTAATAGAAGTGATACAATAAAAAATATTATATCAAAGTTCTTATACCCTTCATTAACTGGAAATTTATTTACTGTATCCTCACATGAATTACTGTCTATTTCCTTTATACCAACAAATCTAGCCCTACCACCATTCTTATATTGGTCAATCAAACCTGATACAGTATAAACTCGATTAAATCTGAATTCATAAAAAGTGTCTTCACAATTTATTATTTCATCAATTCTATTATTGATTTGTGTTGTGGTGAATCCGTTGGTATACCCCGACCAATCTAATCCAAAATAATATGAACTTCTTAACTGTGTTGCATTTCCGAATCCTCCATCGTTGGGGTCATCCCCCTCGGTTATCCAACCATATTCTTTTACATTAGGTACTAAGTAATATGGTCTCCTTACTGAACTTGTTATACTATTTGATTGTATCCATTTTATTTTGAACCTATATTTTGCTTTAGTTGGGATACCTATTGTTGGGTCGTAGGATATTATTTTTTCACCAAATTCGTTAGTCACGAGATAATCTAAATTCATCGGTAACTCGAGAACCCAAGAACCATCTTGGTCAATAACATTCCCATTTTGTTCTAATCTATATTCCTCCAAAATTGGATTACCACTTACATCTAAACTAATTGTCTGTCTAATAGCCAATATTTGACCAACACCTGGAATCAACGAACACAAATTTCCAAAGTCATCTTTTGGTCTTTGTCCAAAAGGTAAACCTAAAATCCTCAGAGGTGGTCTAATTCTTAGGTTATCTGATGTCGAAAATATAGAACCCATAAAAACTGAAGTTGGTTGGATATCAATATTTGCATCATCTCTTAAATCGAAATCAACTCGGTTAATTGCAATTTGACAAATTGAAGGTTCTCCCCATAATGGACTAATCTCGACGGACTTAGATAGGTTTACAATTTGAGGTAATGAATTCAAATCTGCTGAGGTTCTGAATCTGTTTCCTGCAACTTGTGTTTCTGTCGCCCTTCCTATTCTAACCAAATCCTGTGGTGTAAGAGAAAACTCACCAATATCAGAGAGGTCAACATCCATTATTACGGTTTGTTCTCCAAGTGGAACACCCATAATCATGTAATCACCACTTTCATTGGTTTTTGCGGTAAACTTGTAATACTTTTCGTAAATCTCGAATGCAGTATTTCCTGTCAAAACATCGAGACGGGTTGGTAATGTACCTGTGGCGGCGTGGGTTGAATATGATTTTTCGTATGGAAGAAGGTTGTATCTATATCCATCTTCGTTTTTGTCTTCAGGTGACTTGTAAGGATAAATTGATGAGATAATCGGATTAGATTCATCTACAACTTCAATTGGAATGAAAATGGAAACTCTTGCATTTGGGAGTCCAAGTCCATTGTTTGCAGTTACCCTACCAACAATAACTCCGTAATCACTACAAGCTCGAAGATATATGTCTTGTTGGTTTAGTTTTAAGGATAAAATTTCCAAAAACTCAAACTCCTGATTGAGCTCGATATTGATACTTTTGTTAAGACCAAGCTCCGTCCTTATCCTGATTGATTCACCCATCAAGTACTTTTAAGATAAATAGTTATTGTGTAATTTTGTAAATACACACTATACAAGTATAGGTCTCAGGACCTCAAAATAAATTGATTAAGAGAACGTGATGTTTTGGAAATTCTTAACTGAAACCTTGATATCCTTACTTGGGAATCTTATCTGATAAATCTGATTGGGTTGTGCAAAAATTGTGTCGTCAACAGGTCCAATCTGTTTTAATTCAGGGTCTGAATAAATCATTGATGTTTCAGCAGAGGAATATTGTCCACCAACTTCATTGAAAACGTCAATACTTGCTACCGTAAGAACTCCATTAGTATTTTGTATAATACTTCTAAGTTCAGACAAATAAACATTTTGTCCAAGTTCTCTTGTTTGTGGATTAAAATAAGTTGTAATTTTATCAATTACGTTTGTTATAACTTGTCCTGAATTTTGAGCCGAATCTAATACGATTGAACAGTCAACACTCAAATCAATTACCTCCGCACTGAATATTGAAATGTAATCGTTCATCATTCTGTAATTAGAAAGATATGTTGCAATATTCTGTTTGAGTGTGTTAGAAACAACATTTGTTAAACTGCCGCTGGTATCATAGGATAGAATCTGAATCATTATCTTATTGTCATTCTCAGTAATCGATACTTTAGCAGGAGCACCAAATTGAGATGGCATTGTTCTTATAATTGATTCATAGTCAGATACTGTTACCGCTCTTTTCTGAGCCGCAAAGTTGAATGACACGTAATTCCTAACTTCATCGATAGAGGGCATGTTGGCTCCTCCAATTGCCGCGGTAACATTATTACATCTCAAAGAATTAACAACAGATGTGTTAATGTTATCTGATGGTCCGTTTACAAAGAAAGAAACTGAACCAACCTGATTTATTACATTTGTACCGAGATTTGTACTCAATCCTCCACCCACTCTGTATTGAACAAATAAAGTTGAGTTAGCTCTCAGTGCGGAACCAAGAGAAAGATTGTTTGAATATTTTTGAATGTCTAAGGTTGTCCCCAAAGTTGTGAATTGGTCAAGAGCATCCTGTGCAGTATTTGTACCCCCACCGAATGTCATTTTTTTGAAACCTTCGGATGTATATTCGGAAATAAATCTGTTTTGTGTCTGTATATACCTTCCAACTTTGATACCTGGCATATCTGAAACCTTTGTAGGGTCTTCAATGAAAACTCTATCTTCAGCTAGGGCATCTACTTCATACCATCTATTTTCCAAACCTAAGAACTCTGCGGTAGTGGGTAAATTTGTAAATTGAGTTCCGTCCTTTAATAGTACACTTGTTATACCTAACACATTTTTTTCAGGTAAGAACATTTCAAAAAACGGTTTAACGTCGTTTGGCGTAATTACTCTTTTGAAAACTTTTGTAATACCATTTACAACCACCTCTCTTTTTGTGATTGTATAGTTGACTAAAACCCCATTAGAATTGAAATTAGGAATTTTTAATCTGTTAGGAAACCCTTGAGAATTGTATGGCGATGCGAAATCTATGTCCTCAACATTTTCAAAAACCAAACCAGCTCCGATAACTTGTGAGCCTCTTAGTAAAATTCCAAGATATCTTTCATCTTCTTTATCTCCAAATGCAGGAACTGTAATTGAAAAATCGACCAATGCAACCGATGGTCTCATTCCCGGTATTTTCAATCCATATGTTCTTGCAATATTATAGATTGAAGATTTCTGTTGTGCGTATTGTAAAACGGTTTCTTGTAAACTTCTATCAATATGGAAATTCAAATTATCCGCAACAGCTGCGTTCAAATCCAAGAACACAGAAAATACAGAGGCGTCATTGAAGTCTTGAATTAATTCAGGGTAATAGGTTCTAACATAATTCTGAAGTTCAACTCTGATTGCTGCGTAGTCCCTTGTTGCGTATGATATATTTCTATTAGCCATTTACATTAAATATTGATAATAACAAAATCACTTTGAGCGAAAGTTTGTTGGTTGACAGAATAATCCACTTTGATTTTTGCTGTGTATTCACCCGTTCCTCTTCCTGGTACCCTATTCAAATCATACAATCTCGAGTCCTCACCCAAAGATTGTTCATTTATACTGTTAACCTCAACCGATTGGTCTGCGGGTTCAATTGTGATTTGGTTCACAAGTAAATTTGGCATGAATTGACCTATGGAGTCTCTGATGTCGGATTCTATTGCTTGGAATGTTAATCCATCATTCGGTTCAAATATAAATTCATACAATCTCGTTCCGAATTCCGGTAAGTAATATCTTGAGCCTTTTCTAGTTAAAAGTAAATGAATTAAGTCTGACCTTATTTGTGCGGACTGAAATTCAGTCAACTCCAAATAGTCTCCTCTTGTCGAGTCATTGAAGGGAAATTTCAAACCATAAGTAATACCATCAGCCATATCAGATAAATATACTACCTAAATTTTTCTGATAAAGTGATATTACCTTTTTGGTGTTTAGGTTCGAAAGGGCAATGTCTACATCCGTTACCACAACAATGTCCTCTTTGAATATGAAATTCCTCGGTGAATATTACTCTATCACCCTCTGTATAATATAAAGGGAGAAGCTTTTTTGACTTCTCCCTTTTCTTATCGATATCTTTTTTCATTATACCAAAGTTACTTCACAAGCACCGCCAGCACAAGCGACTTCTCCACTGAGGTCTGTATTGTCATCCACCTCAACAATTTTGGAAAGGTCCACGTCTTTTAGTGTTCCCATAAGTTCTTCGTATTTTTCTTTTGAACAATCTTCGAAAGGAGCTTGAATATAAGTTCCTCCATCATATGGAAGTACAGATAAACCGTTATAAAACTCTTTGTTTTCCCACATCCACTCTCCAACTGCAGGCCATTCGTGTTCACGAATTGAAACAGTTGCAGATACGTTGTGAGCATTTGAACCACTTCTGTGTCCTGGTTTAATCCATTCTTGTTGAACTCTCTTCACTCTTTCAAGTAATTGAATAGGTGATTCGTTTCTTAGAATGGACCCCTCGGGTGCTTTTTGTGGGATTCCAATAACCGCTGTATCGTGTGGTCTGAAATATTCATCTTCAACCAATTCAGAGTGATTAGTTTTGAGATAAGAATAAATTGACTCATTCTTTCCAACTCTAACTCTTCTGATATAATATTCGTTGTGCCATGCATGAATTCCTGAAGATGTTCCCAAAGTAAGGGAAGTTGTTCCTGCTGGTTTTACTGTGGTTGTTCTAGCCGCAGGATTGATACCAATCAAATCTGCAACTCTTTTGTTCTCTTCTTTCACAACTTTAGCCGCCGCTTTCATATTCAAACCTAAAACAGCGCCTGAACCGATACCTGTCATTGAAATTCCAATCAAAGCATCTTTCTCTGTTGTTCTTTGCCAAATAGGTCTGAGATAATGGAAATCAGTATATCCTGCTTGTAAAGTTCCAATAAATGTTGCAGCCCTTACTCTATCTTCATAGTCTTCTTGAGATACAACGTTAGATACGTTAACCTCTGTGAGGTTACAGAACTGGAATGGTCTAAGAGCAATTTCACAACAAGGGTTAGTTCCCCAATCTTTGTCGTTACTCAAGTATATGCCGGGTTCGCCAGCCTTACTAAGTTCAATCTTTTTCCAAAGGTCCATGAAATAATCTTTGGTTACTTTATGACGAAGTAAAACAGCTGAGTTATTTGCTCTACCCCTCTGTGGATTTTTTTCATACCACTTACCAGTCTTACATCCAATCATTTCTTCATCTGTTGCTGAGAACAAAGAAATCAAAGCCGCTCTTCTAATACCACCCGCGAGAACAGCATCTGCAATGTGACATACCATATCATGAACTTCAA